TTAAGAAATGCCCCATATTTGACAATTAACCGTCTATTGTCAGGCCATACTAGATCATCTTTTAATTCCTTATCCCATCGTTTCACATAGTTCAGTAATCCTTGTAGGATTACCATCGTTTCCAAACTAACTCGTTTTGCGAGGAAGTTCTTTAATAATACAGGATGTTGCCCCTTTTGTAAAGAGAAAATTTCATCAAAATCGGCAACTTGTAAAAAAACTGTAGACATATCTTTAGTGAAATTATAAGTGAGTGATTGACGGTATTTAATCCAGTTGTTGTAGTTGGTTTCGTTGAAGTCACCTAACCATCCTTTAGGACTCTGCACAAAATTACTAATTAAGTAATCTTCTGTAGACTCTCCATATTTTCTGGCAACACGAGCAAAAAAATATCTATCTTTCCTTTTTAAAAATGACGCTTTCGAGGCAGAAGTTTTGCCACCATATCTGGTATAATCATAATCACTTGTAAAGTGAAGTTTGAGACCAAGATACTTTTGATAGGCTTCCCACGCTTCCATTGGAAACTCCTTAGATTGGTAGGGTTGCTACTCTGGGCAAGAAGTTGAGTTCTCTTGCATCTGCTTCTAGTTTTTCTTTGAGTGGTTTTGAAATGAGGGGAGCAATCGCATCGGGCTCCATCTGATGTTTTTCACAATACTCTAGAATTGCATCCATATATGTAACGCCTCCACTTGCATCACCAACCATCTTTTCAATTATCACTGCAAATTTCTTCGGTGTCATTACTGCCAATTCTTCTAGATTCATAATATTCCTTTCAGTTTAAGTGATAGAGGGCAGGGCGCCCCACCCCCTATCTTTATAAAGCAGAGCACTCAAATAAACGAGTGTTGCAATTTAGTCTTTTTTGGTGACAAACTTATAAAGTTCTTCAGCCTGTTTTGCAATCTCTTCTGGAGTATACATTTTTGGTGTATACTTCTCAAAAACTTCTACGAGATCTTTTTGTTGAGTTTTTGCTTGTTCTAGCATTTCAAACATTTGAGTTTGTGCTGTGTCATACTGACGATCAAGCATATCTTTGGCAAGAGCCAATGTGTCGAACCGTAGTTCAAATGGGTTTTTACTATTAGACATAACTATTCTCCTTTGTGTGTTGTGTCATGTGTGTTGTGGACTAACCGTTGATCCACACGAGTGTATTAAGGCACTACCCTTCAAATCTGCTTCTGAATAAAATCATTAGCGTTTGTCTTTTTTTCCATTCTTCTAGTGCCTTTTTATAACACCATGCCTGGTAGAAAGTCATAACACTTCTCCTCAATTAAAAGGTTAAGTGCGTTCCTTCGCATTATGCTACTTCCGTCCTAAAAGGATGAACGAATAAGTTGGTAGGTTATTCTGTTACTAGGAAACCTACCGAAACCCTATCCGACTATGCTGCTAGAGCAAAATCTTGAGGTGCAAAGTTATCGTTTGCGTTTAGTTTTTTTGGACTATTAGGCATCCATCCCACAGTTCTACTCTTACCTATCCCCATCAGTCGATCCTATTTCGCCCCCATCATAAGCACACTAAAGTCCAAGATATTTAATTCTTTTCTTTTCTTGTTTTTCAACAAAATTCCGATACCACTTAAATTTTAAAAAGAACTTTTCTATCATAGAGCTCTCAGTGTGTTTATGGTGGAGGCGGGCGGTATCGCACCGCCGTCCTGTCTAGTATTTGGTTTGTATCAACAAACTGTATTCTATTTATACCACAGAGGTATTAAATTGTCAAGTAGTAATTCCAACATCTGCAATATTTAATTCACCTTTTCCGGCACCTAATATACAGGCCTGTTCATCATCTGGTATTTCAATGAGTGTCCAATTCTTTTCTTTTGGATTCATTGTAATAACAAATTTAGTGTGAAGTGTGGCCCCTACATCGGGTCTACTAGTCTTACCTTCAAAGAAAATATATGGTTGTTCTCCATAACTGTTTACTAAGTTTAAAACTTCCTCAACTGTTCCACATTGTATGGGTTTTTGTGCCCATTGTGGTGCTGCGATTGCATTATGCAGTGGCACTACTGATAACAGTAGAATCACCGCCAGTTTGCGTATCATTTTCTTTCTCCCATTCGGAGACAAACTGTTCAATGGTTTCTACAAGGAGAGGCAAATATTCGTGCTTCTTTTTCACAAACTCTTGAATCTGTCCATCTTCTGTTACAACCAGAATAACAATCTGTTCGATTGGAGTTCCAGTTCGTTCTTCAAACATCTCTGCATAAGCAGAGGCCTGAATGTAATATGACTCATTGTATTCATCATTCCTTGTAGAACGTGAAGTCTTAAAGTCAATAATAGATGGAACGCCATCGTATTCTGCAATGCAGTCTACACGGCCCGCCACTTTATATTTATCACTCCACAACCCACATTCTTGAGCGTAGATGTTATTTACTTTTTCTTCTAGAACTGGTTTTAGTTGTTGAAACAAACACCAAGGCAAGAACTCACGATTGTCCTTTACTACTTCTTGGTTGTTTAGAAAATCCTCACACATCTGGTGAACCTTAGTTCCACGAGTTGCAGCTGTGCGAGAGATATAGTTTGCAACATCATTACCAACACGTTTACGCCATTCTGCCAGTCCTTCTCGACTGCGAACAGATAGAACTGTTGTAATTGATGGGAACAAATTTCCGTCTGGAGCAACATAAAATCTTTTGCTGTTGACGGTCTTAGTTTTTACTTCTGGGATATCAACCCCGATATGATTAAACATAGTTTTCACCTCACATTTTTAACATATTATATACAATTTACTAGGTTAAGTCAATAGATTTATTAACCTTGCCCACGATATTTTTTCCATGAACGCTTTTTATCTTTGTTCATAGATGCCTTCTTCACATTACCTCTACCAATAGAAGTTCCTTTTGGCATTGGTTCATGTGCAGCAACGGCAGACTTAAATACTTTAGCCATTATTATCTAACCCCAATTTGATTTTACTAATTAAATATTCTTTCACCATACCAGAACGAACAATATCACCAATTGTAAATTCAATATTTGAAAAAGAATCCATCCCTCTTAGAATACTCATAAAATGTTTGAGTCCATTCTTGTCTGAAGTTCTCTGCAAATCAGATTGAAAGAAATCACCACAAAACATAATCTTTGAATCCATACCCACACGAGTAATGATTGTATCTAGTTCATGGAATGTTAAGTTCTGACATTCATCTACAATAATGATTGCGTTATCTAATGTGATACCACGCAAAAATGAAGTTGTAAGAAACATCAACGAACCTTGGTTTTTCAGTCTGTCATAGAGAATGCTGAACGCCTGTTCATTTGGTTGTTCAAACATGAACTTAACCATATTCTGATATGGGACTTGAAATAGTGCTGTCTTATCTTCTTCATCGCCTGGCAAGAAACCAATCTCACGAGTTGGAACTGCACTACGAACAATATAAACTGTATCATATTTTGTTTCGTTTCTCAAAACTTCTTGCAGTGCAAGATAGAGAGACACAAATGTTTTACCAGTTCCAGCAGCACCATAGAGGAAAAGATTTTTTCCTAACTTATAATCTTGAAATGCCTTTTTCTGATTGTCGGTAACAGGACTTACTGATACCATGTTATCAATACGAATATCTTTTGCTTTTCCCATATTATTCTATCACCTTATGTTTCTTCAAGACTTCTCTAGTCTTGATTTCTTTAATTGACTTTTTACCATACCTATCTGCAAGTGGACTATTTGGATGTGCTTCTGCTGCCTTTGCAAAGACTTCCTTCATACCATCAGATACTTTGGGCCCACTACCACTAACACCACTTATAATTGCCGGTGCAGTAATCTTTCTGGTTAGGTTTGGGTTTTCTTCTTTGAACTTATCAAGTTCTGAGATACTCATAAAGTGAGTTTCTACTTCACCAGTTTCATTGTTTATAAAATCATAATTTGGCATATACTATTTTTCATCCATAATACGTTTACGATGTTCTTCCCATCGTTCTTCCTCATATGGAGTTAGTGGTTCAATAGAAGTAGCATCTCTTAGTCTATTTATTACCCCATAGTAAGAACTAGTTAGTTCTTTCAAGTCGTGTTTTAATGCTTCGTTTTGTGCTGTCAAAGTTGCAACCTTTGCCCTAAGTTCAGGCAGTTCGTAATCCCACTTGCTCATACCAATGCGGCGCTCCTCTTTTAGTCCATCTTGCCAGATGTTGTTTATACTTTATATAGTAATTTCGATAAGCCAAAACTGAACATTCATTTTTGACATCATCAGGCATTGCTGGAGTTGGTTGTGTGAATTCCCCTTCTGGAATATTCATAGGAGGCAGTGCAAGTGCCTCATGCAATTTACGGTAACTCTCATGTGGCACATCTTTATTGTAACGATACATAAACTCATCGTTTAGATGTGTCCATAATTTATAGAGATATTCATAGTTCTCTCTTGATTGTCGAACCCAAATACCACTAGGGTGATTCACATGAGAGGCCTTGTATAGAACCTGTTCAAGATTAGAGTTCAGTTTCCATCGTTTAATCTTGCGTCCATTTGCAGTCTTACCATAATACTCTTCTCCATCCAATACACGATGTGCAGTAGACATAAGTTGAGCATACTCAATAATCATTTTACTTGCATGACTGTCAACGTGCATCTTTGCACACTCATCGACATAGTTACTCAAATAAAATATGTTCATACTATCTTCCTACCATATGTTTATATGTGAAACAACGGTCACGTTCTTTATAGTATTCTTTATTTCGCACATCTCTTTTGTCTGGAGCATTATTTAACAACCTCTCAATGTCATAATCATCATACTTTGCAATCCGTTGCCAGTCATTATCAAAATCGACTTTAGAAAACCACTCCACCCAATTTGGATCATCTTTGAAAAACTTTCTAGTATCATCCATTGTCATACCATAGTTTTTTAGAAATACACAATCCAATCTATGCATAGATTTAATACGGAATCTTTCATCTTCCACCATCCGTTCTTGGTGTTCGGCAACCATATCCAAATATTCATATCTAGCATCTTGTTTTTCTAATTCCATCTTTTGCAGTTCATCTTCCCAACTCATTTTCACTTCTCCCACCTATAAAAGATATGATCCTCAATCTCAATAGTCTTTGTTTTGGTTTCTGCCCACGCAGGTCGAACATAGTCGGCATGGTAGTGGGTTGCACCTTCAGTAATATCTAATATCTTTATACTACCATCAACAATGGAATTTGTCAATACTAATATGTCTTGAAATAGTTCTTTATTTTTTGGAACATCAGATTTACCATCACAATACCAACTGAATTGACAACGATTACGAACTGGAATCATTTCACCAGTTCCTTTCCACGATGGACGATGTGGGCCTTCCATAACTACATCACAGATAGTATTTGGAAAACGAGGATCGTTTACACGATTTATTGTAACAGACGCAACAGCAAGTTGTCCTGCTGTTGGTTGATTTCGTGCCTCATGATAAATGTTTTGAGCAAGACAATAAGATTCTACTTGATAAAGTTCATCTAATTGTCCTTTTGTAAGATCAGTAACATCAACAGTGTGACCATGAAAGGTCAACATTGTTCCCAAGAATAATTCTTTTAACATCTAACGTCCTTAAAATGGGATGTTATTATTTATTGATGCCTGTTCTGCACGATACTCGGCCTCTGCCTGCATCATATCATATTCACCATCAACACCATTCAGAACCTCTTCGGCATACTCACCGAAATGAATTCCAAACTTCTCTTTTGCTTTTGTTATGATAACAGGATAAGTTTCAGTCAATTGACCATCCTTATCATAGAAGTCGTAAACAAAGTTCTCAACATCCATCATCATATCTTTTACTGCACCCATTATATACTCCTTTGTTCAAAAAGTGTTTCAACTAAATTTTCTATCATTTCATCAATGACTGTTTGTCCAGATATACCATACTTGTCTACCGCATTCTGAAAATCACTGATAGTCATAGATTCTACCTCATCAAGAATAGACTCTTTGACTTGTTCATTCACTAGGTTACTCATTATACAATCTCCTCAAAACCAGCAAACGCAACACGATACTTGGTAGTTCCGAACAGCATCTGATCGTTTACAGAAGTAGAACGCAAACCATACTCAACTCCACCCTCTACAGGAAGAGAAGCCATGACAGTAACATCTTCAGAGAAGTCACCATTCTTGATTACTTGTCCATCAAACTCAAAGACTTGTGGTTTACTCCAAGAACCTTCGATGTTCTGTGTTTTCCGAAAGGCATATTCCAATGCCATATCAGCAGAAAACTCATCTGGAACATTCACAAACGCAACAGTGCGAGGTGAATCTTCAAACGCAGTGTGAATTACAGCAACTTGTTTCATAATATATTCTCCTTTTCTCACTCTACATAGCGATCTTAACAAACAGTCAATAGTTTGTCAAGCACTTTTGTAATATTTGTTGTAAATTGTTTTTATTTTATCTAACTCTGGATGTTTGTGTATCCACTGGCCAGTAGAAGGATTGAATTCCGTCTTGAAGAAATTATCCATCTTTTCATTGCCTGTAGACTCATTCACCTTTATTTCTCTACAAAGACTATCAAAGTCTGCATCACTCATAATCGAATCATCTTCCATTTCGTATGCATATGCAGCGACTGATAATTTAATTCTATTTCTTATTTCTTGATTAATCATAATATATCTGCATCCCAAACTAACTGAGCAAGTTTATCTTGCATTCTATAGGCCTCTTTCTCCCAAGGCAAGTCATAGTAACCAGTTTT